GGATTTTTATATCCTAAATTTAATCAATGTGTTACTGCTACGGGTAGGTTATCAAGTAAAGACCCAAACTTTCAAAATCAACCTAGAGCAAATACTTTTCCTATTCGTAAAGTTATAATTTCTAGATTTGAAAATGGTAAAGTAGCGGAAATAGATTTTGCACAATTGGAATTTAGAACAGCAGTATTTTTATCACAGGACAAACAAGGTATGGAAGACATTAAAAACGGTGTAGACGTACACCAATACACTGCTGATGTTATAGGAGTATCAAGGCAGGATGCTAAAGGTCATACATTTAAACCACTGTATGGTGGCATGTCTGGAACAGAAGATGAAAAAAGATACTATGAGGCATTTAAAGATAAATATAAAGGGATAACTGCTTGGCACGAAAAATTACAGGATGAGGCCATAACCTATAAGGCAGTTAAGTTGCCATCCGGAAGAGAGTACGCATTTCCCTATGCGGAAAGAACTCCTTGGGGTGGCTCAAGTTATTCTACACAGATAAAAAATTATCCTGTGCAGGGTTTTGCTACTGCGGACATCGTCCCATTAGCATGTATTAATATACAAAAATTGTTTGAAGAAAATAATTTAAAAAGTATATTAATAAATACAGTGCATGATTCCATTGTTGCGGATGTGCACCCGGATGAAGAGGAAATTGTTGTTAAATTAATGAGACAAGGTTCGGCAAAGGTAATTGATTCATTAAAAGAAATATATGATATAGATTTTAATGTCCCTCTTGATACTGAAATAAAAATGGGAAAAAACTGGTTGGATATGCAAGTAATTGCTTGACATATCTTGTATTTATGATACATAGTAAGAATATAACCTCAATAAGGAGAAAAATATATGACGAAAAATGAATTAGCAAATTTTGGTTCTTTATCGAAAGAACAAATAATGCGTTTAACGGGTCAGGAAGATGATGCCGGTGGAACTATGTCAGTTCTTTTACCTCGTTTAGCAATAAACAGAGTGGGAGAAGATGATGACGGAAATAAGTTAGAAGTAGGTACTTATAAAATTTATGACCCCGTTTCAGAAAAATTAGTGTATAGTAAGAAAACTAATGGGCCAGTAAAACTACGTCCTTTTATTCGTTCTTACCAATATATGGAATACAATCCAGATGAAAATAATTATTCTAATAAATCTATTATTTTTAAATCTTGGAAAGATGAAGCCATTGACATAAATGGTGGAATAAAATGTGGTAAAGTTCCTTTTAAGGAGATAGAAGCTTTATCAAGAGAAGACCAAGCTAAACAGCGTAACATAAAATGTTACACACTTCTTTATGGTCTTCTTAATATGGATGCCGTTACAGGTGACGGAACACAGACTGAAATAAAGGACTTGCCTATCCTATGGAGAGCAACGGGAATGAATTTCAGACCTATAAATGAAGCTATAACAAGTATTAAGGGTCAAGATAAGATGATACTTAACACTAATTTAGTTTTATCCACTGCTCGTAAAAAGCATGGTGCTAATGTTTATTACATGACAGCTATCAGTATTGATAAAGGTCATGTTGAATTTAGCAAAAAAGATTATGAAACAATTGAAATGTTTAACCAGATAATTTCTGAAGAAAACATAGAAGTTTCAAAGGGATGGAAATCTGTTCAAGCAAACAAGGTACATGATGCCGAAACAGCACGAGTAATTAATGCTGTGGAAGATTCTCCCGAAAAAGTTTTTGCATCCTAGTGAATAGTATCCTAACAAGAGTACAAATGTTTTTAGCGGAGGCCAATAAAGCCTCCGTTGAAATATCAGATGAACTAATAAATGAGTTTGGAGAGGCATGTAAAGATGCCTTTAGAAAACAATTTACAGATAAAAGAAAAACTGATTTTTCATATAGGATGTCAAACATTGGAAAGCCATTGTGTCAGTTACAAATGGAAAAAAATGGTGCGGAAAAAGAGCCAATGCCTTATAATTTTAAAATGAGAAATTTATTTGGTGATTTAATTGAGGCGGCGGCTATAACAATAATGAAATCTTCTGGAATAGAAGTAACAGATATACAGAAAAAAGTAAATTTAGAAACGGAGAGTAGTAAAATAAATGGAACAATGGATGTTAAAATTGGAGGAAAAATATGGGATATTAAATCGGCCTCTCCTTGGTCTTTTACAAACAAATTTGGAGATAGCGGTGGTTTTGATTCGGTCGCTAAAGACGACACTTTTGGGTATGTTAGTCAAGGGTATATGTATGGCGAGGCTGATAAAAGTGACTTCGCAGGATGGATTGTTATCAATAAATCAACGGGGGAATGGTGCGTTACAGAAACACCAGACCAAGACCAAGATTATAAAACCAGTGCCATCGAAACAGCAAAAAATAATATAAAAGCGTTAAAAGAAAACAAACCTTTTGAAAGATGCTTTGAAGATATAGAAGAAACATTTTATAAAAAACCCACCGGTAACAGGGTATTGGGATTATCGTGCAGTTTTTGCCCCTATAAAAGGGCATGTTGGGGTGAGACTTTACAATATTTACCACAACAGCAATCAAAAGGAAAGTATCCTAAATGGACATGGTATACTGAAGTAAATAATCCTAGAGTAGACAGTGATTACTAAGAGTAAAAAGGCGAAAGGTAGAAGACTTCAAAATTGGGTTCGTGATGAATTATTAAAACGGTTTCCCAATCTAAATGACAATGATGTTATGTGTGCCATCATGGGAGAAAGGGGGGTGGATATAAAATTATCTAACAAGGCAAAAAAATTTATCCCCTTTGCTATTGAATGTAAAAATCAAGAAGCATATAAAAAATTATATAAGGATTATAATCAATCTTCCTATAACTCCAAGGACAAGGTTGAACCTATTGTTATTTTAAAAATAAACAATGAAAAACCTCTGGTGGTTATGGACGCAACATATTTTTTAGATAGGATAAAAAGTGAATAATATTATACAAGAAAAAGATATAAAACCAGTTAGACTATACGTTATGGCTACTCCTAGTGGTTTTGCGTGTGGCATAATAGATGAAGACTTATACAACACGGAAGAGTATTATATTAGCTTAACTCTAGCAAGAGGAATGTTGAGATTAGCACTGAAAAATCCCGATTTAGTATTTGATGAAGGAGTACTATCATTAGGGGAAGATTTTATACAGGAAAGTGTATCACTGGATTTTAAAGAGTTTTTAGAAAAAAGAAAAAATAAATTAAATTAATGAAAAAAACAAAAGAATTTTTATCAGAGGCAACAAGGTTAGTTGGCAATGATAGGGAAGATGATTATGGGGATAAAGTACATAACCATAATAACATAGCCAAGTTATGGTCGTCATACTTGGATATAAAAATAGAAGCTCATGATGTAGCCATTATGATGACTTTATTAAAAATTGCAAGGACAAAACTTGGGGTTGTTAGTAAAGATACATATATTGACATGGCGGCATACAGTGCCATAGCAGGGGAAATAAAATTTAAGGAGCCTAAAAAAGAATCGGAAGGAGAGAGACGAGGGAGAGTAACACTGAGGCGTATTAAAGAAATAAACAAAAAAACACAAGGAGAAGAAGATGGAAAATAACTATATCATTACACAGGGAGAATTAAATATTTTATTAAAGTATTTATACACTAAACCCTATAACGAAGTAGCACAAGGTATAGCACTATTGGCTAAATTGCCTAAACTTGACCCAAAAATAAATCCAAGTTTTGTGCAAGATGACAAGCCAAAAAGCAAATAAAAAAAGGGAGCGTAGTGCTCCCCTTTTTAAAACAAGTGTATCCATAAATACAGATGGTAAGTTAATAATTGACCACGAATGGGTCAGCCCTAAAAAAATAATAGAAAATTTAGGCAATATAAAATACAAACATACTATAGCTTCCATTGTAAAGCATTGTATGTCTGAATCAATAGTCTTTGATGAAAGACTAAATAAACTTCTTAAAAATATCTAGGCAAAATTTGCATATGCACTAGATTGTATATCCGTATCAAAAGGTGTATCTGGTTTATCAATAACATCTCCTGCATCTCCAAGTAATTCAAGTAATAACTTATCTCCGGTTTTTTCCATTTGAATATCTGGTCTCATACCCGGTCTGACTTGCCATTCATGCATGTATTGACCAATTGTCCTATAACTGCCATATCCTACATTAGGTTTTTGTAATTGTTGACTTAAAAATTGACTGTATTTTTGTGGTTTTAAATCATCAATTACTGTTGAAATAGGTATTAAATTTTTCTCTGGCTCAAATATCATAATATTCATGTCACCTTTAAACTCAAACAATGGGTCTGCCGCATGCTCTACTGTTACAAAGGAATCAAATCCATTATCTTTAATTACGTGATTAGGAGTTACGGTTCCGTTCTCTTTAAATACCCTCATTTCTTTTTCTAGCAATTTCCAATTTGACTTGTCATTAAGTAATTCTTCCTTAACCATTTTTTTCCAATCATCCACTGTCATAACTCTCATTTCCTTTGCTATATGTGGAGGTATGACATTAATTTCTGATGAATAAGGTAAAGCAACATCATCTAATTCATCCCATTTTAATACTTTATTTCCCTGCCAATGATTATATCGTTGATTAGCAATATGATTAATAGTAAACTCTAAATGCTCATTATTTCTTCCAATATCAAATGTTTTTTTAGGTACAGGAAGTGATATATAGACTCTTGGAACTACTGTATTTGTTCCCAAGACTTCGGTATCCATAATATAAGCTAATGTTTTTTCTATATTATCAGTACCGCCTATAAATTGACTTCCATCTGGACTGCTAATTTTAACCTTATTTCCTTTCAATCCATCAGTGAATATCATTGAAGTTCCATGATATGTTATTTTAGGTATTGGTGTTGGCACTCCATTTCTTGTAATAAATGTAAATAAGGATGGGTTTGATTCAGGGGTGATTCCTGCTTTATCATATGCTATTCTAAGTTTTGAATTAGTATCTATATAGTTCTTATGAATAACATTATTTAATCTACTTTCAGCGTGGTTCCACTTAGTAACTATAGGAACACCCTCTACAAAAGATTGATTATTTTGATATACCTCATCTAAATGATGGTGCAATAATACTCCGGAATTATCCGTTGTTGATGCCTCATATTTTATCGGCAATTGTTCATCAAATCTGGATATTAATGTATCCGTATTCTTATGGTATACAACTACTTCATCCAGTGGTTGGGCGGGATTAACATTACTAAAATGCTGGTCGTATCTTCCTGTGTAATATTTACCATCCGTCCACCGATGTGAATTTGTATTAGTAACAAACCCCCCACTAGGATGTTTTGTTGTTACACCACTAAATTCTTTTCCAGTATGTCTATTTACCAATACTACATATCCTGTATAACCTTCAACTTCCGGGGGTATACCATCGGGAAATTCATCTAATTTGGCAGTATATTTTTGAGGTTTATAGCTTGCTCCTACACTTTGATTTGCTAAATCATCAATTACAACCTTTCCTTTTATTGGTGCTTTAGGTTTAAAAAAATTCTGAAACTTTTTATATCCCCCAACAACTACACCCTTACCTAATCTATATATACTTGGAACTGAGTATACACCAGTACCTATTTCCGCTGCTGTCTTGACACCTGTTCCAAATTCAACAGGACTTGGTTGTGTAAATGTAAATGTTTTAAGCTCTGCATCATCACCAATAACCATTGAAGGGTCAACATACATGCCTGTAACCGGGTCAAGAACGTATTGTTTTTCTGTTCCTGTTGGGTCTATATATCCTGCCTCTTGTAATCCTTCATAAATATTAGCTGCCGGGTCTCCCACAAACTTTGCATAGGTTATATCCACAGGTGCGTATAACGCTCTCATTAAAAAATTACTTCCCGTTTTTATAGCTGTTGTAAGTTTGGTGTCATCCTCAAAATTACCCCACTCAGCATTAGCACCTAGCCAAGTTTTATTATAATTTTCCACAGTTTTATTTAATATTCTATTTCTATTTTTATCATTTTGAATTGAATCCCAATGTTTTTTTTCATTGGTGTCATCATCATAACCCGCATTCCATCTACCGTCACCGGTAGTTCCTACTGGGCCGTTTCTGTCAGGAGTAATAATAGGTTTAGTAGTTTTCCCATTGCCTGTAGTTTTTATAGGATAATTGT